AGCAGCCAAGGGGTGATCAGAAACGTTATAGAACGAACCGTCGGCCCAGACCCACGTTCCGTATGTACCTGCTACAGGAAGAACTGTGCCTGACCACATACGAACTTCACCGGGAATCATGCCCCCAGCAGGACCCACAGGACCCGAAGGACCGGCTGGACCCCGAACTAGACCTGCATCGATTGTTGTTCCATCGAATTTCTGGAGAATTAGGTGTCCGCTTCCATCGATGATGCCACCAACGACGGATTCCCCTTCGATCTCGAGCATTCTGTCCGCTGTGAGACCAGTAATTGTTGCCATTTCACCTCCTAGGGACCCGCATTGACGTTTGTGGACGAGATGGTGTAGGTATCAGGATCGACGGTCGTTGTATCTGCATCGTGAATCGAGAATTCGGTTGGCGAAATCATATTGATATACGTATCTGACTCGTCGATGGCTGTCCACGATCCGTCACCGTGATCCACGATGATCAGAGCGCCGTGATAGCCAAACAACTCGGCTACTTCCGACATAGGAGGCAGACTTGGATTTGCCGTGTCGGTTCCGTACAAGATTCCTTCCAACACAGACAAAATTTCAATAGGTGTTTTTCTTGAATCAATCGTGACGTGAACCGTAGGACGGTATCCTATGATTCGAGTGGGAGTTCCGATGAGATTCCAGGCAAATTCGACAGGAGAAACATTCGAATCTGTCAGACTGGCGTACGAGATGCTGTCAGGATTGGCGAGAAGGTTGTACAAAAGGTGAATCTTGTATCCGTGATCTGTTCCCTCAATGTCGCTGCCTACCCGGGTTCGATACGTCAGACCGAAACTTTTCGATGGTTGATCGTGAAACACAAATCCTGGAGAAAGCTCTACGATACCGAGAACCGGCTCGAGCTCATCCGGATAGGTGAAAGCTTTGAGTTTACCGAGAAATTCTCCCGGATCCAAATTGTTCAAATAGTTGATTCCCTCGTTGTAAAACGACTGCAGTTCCGGATTAGGGGATTCTTCGATCCCAGTAAATCCGTTCCACGCTACTCCTGGACCATCTTTGGGGTAGAACACCCCGCGATCGACACCCGTTTCGTAAATCCGTTCTCCAGGTTTGTCCCATGTGAGAGTTGCCACGTCACCTCCTCTCTATCCTTTCGAACCCAGCTGCTTACGACGCTGAGCATTGAGTTCGCGATTACGAGCTCCGATTTCAGCTCGACTCATCTTCTTCGGCTTGGCCGATTTGACATTACATACACGAATTAGGGTGAACAATCTGTTCAGATGCCAGTACTGACACTCGAACGGGATCTGAAACGTGATCATCCAGTAGTAGATCAACTCCGCGGTAATAATTTCTCGGCTTCTTGGAGCTCCGGGTGGTTCGTTGAACCATGTGGCACTCATCTTGGCGTCGATGTACTCGTTGATAGCCTCATAGTTCTGTTCAGAGAGTTTGGCGAAAACTTCCTCTGGAACTTCGGGAGTCACCACCATCAACTTTACGTAGTCGAGAATTTCGTCCGTAGTCTTTTCGACTTTTCCGAGAAACGCCTTTTCGTGTTTGGACTCCCATTTTGACAGTGAGACCAGAGAATGCTCTAGCTCTAGAGTTACGTCGTCTCTTGTAGTGAATTCTTGCTGACTCTCGTCGAAGAGTTCGACACCAGGTACTACGATAATGAGCATTCTCCAGTCTCCTGTTATAGATCAGGGACCTGCGAAGAGAGCGATGACAGCATCCGGAGTCGGCAGAGCTGCCACAACGGAAGCGGCACCGTACAGCAGGGCCTCGAGGGATGCGAGATCGGCCGGATCGACTGTCGTCGAGTCCACGACAATGAGCGAGGTCGGCTTGAGACCGGTGACCGGCACTGGAGTGGTGGTGACGTCCCAAGAGAACGCCAACGCCTCCGGCGAGTCGTTGATCGTGGCGTATGCCTTCTCCGACGGAGCGGCCTGGCATCCGTAGACCAGATGGAGCTTGTAGCCGAAGTCCGTTCCCTCGATGTCGTTTCCGACCTTCGTCCGGTAGCTCAGACCGAAAAGCTTCCGGCCCTGCTGACCCACGGCCACTCCCGGATGGGGTACGACCGTGCCATCGCACTCGGCGAACTCGTCGGGGTAGGTGAACGCCTCGATCGTTGCCCCGAACTCCTCGGCCGAGAGGAGATTGAGGTACTTGATGTTGTCCGCGAACTGCGGATTCGACTCCGCACCGGACGGCGACTCTGTGATGGTGGTAAGACCGTTCCATGCGAAGCCCGTGTTGTACACGCCCGCAGAATCCGGGAGGTACAGAACTCCACGGTCCACACCGGCCTCGTACTCCCGGTCGCCGACCTGGTCCCATGTGAGAGGGGCCATGTCCTTCCTTTCCTTAGAAGTACACTACGTAGACATCGTGGTTGAGTTGATCAGCTGTAAAAAAGCGGTTAAACGCGGACATCGGCATTTCGGCAACTTTTTCGGGAATGTCACTGTCAGGATCACGATCAATCACGGTAATCGCATACCTTGTCGTGTTCTTGTACGGACGTCCGTCGGCATATAGCGTGTGTGCGAAGTCTCGTTGGTAAACAATGCATGGATATTGCAGCTGAACATTAGTTGGAGGTTGGAAATACACGTGTTCAGTGAAGGTTTCAAGGAGAGATTGTAGTTCCAGGCGTTTGCCCATTGTACACCTCCCCCAATCTTAAGAGAAGACGAGGACTCTGAACTTCGACCTCCGTAACGGTCCACAGAGTCCCCATCCACTCCACATAGCGAATGGCAAAGAAGTGATCGTTGGCGTATTCGTCCGCGACGATACTGATCAAGTTCTGAACGCTAAGATCAGGAGCAAGATTGTCGCCATCTTTAAGATTTCTCGCATTACGAACGACATCGCCATAATACGAATGCTCTACGATTACGTCACTCCATACGCCGGCCGCAGTTTCTACGGATTCACCATAACCGACACGACCAAAGAACCTTGCCATGGACACCCTCTCCCATCTACGTTACTTGGAGAAGTTCCACTCATCGTCGATATTGTTCTCGAAGTAGTACGCCGTCGAGCTCGGCTCGGCAGTGATCGTCAGCTCCTGACCGGTGGTCAACGGAGCAGGCGGAGCCGCCGTGGTGACAGTGGCACCCGTATCGGCACGCTTGTAGGTAGTGCCGGTCTGGGTCGGGATGGTGATGACGCCCGTTCCCTTGTTGAAGGTCGGAGCCGTCGGCGTGACGAGTGTCTGGCCCGCACCCGACTTCTTGATGACCAGAGCCGACCGGATCTTCGTGAGGGCACCGGAGACCCGAGTCTCGTACAGGTACTTGTACTGGTTGTAGTCGATGTCGAAGTCGTCGAAGAAGTTGACCTCTCCACCCTTGTCCGCACCGATCGTGTAGTCCTTGAGGTTGACGATGATGCCGAAGAGATCCGGCTCGTCCTCCAGAACCTCGACGAACACGATGTTCGAGACTCCCATCTCGGAAGCGAGCTCCGAGATGTTCTTCCACAGACGATGGCCGAACTGGTCACGAGTGAGAAGCAACTTGGTGACGGAACCCATCGTCGTGTACAGAGTCGGAGAACCCGACCCCTTGTAGTACCCCATCGACGTGATGACGGCGTCGACGATCTCTGCTCCCGTTGCCGCATCGTCGACCGTGACCGTCGCGGCGTACAGGTCGTGCTCGTACAGGATCGAACGGATGCCGGCCCCTTCCGGAGCTCCCGCCGGATCCTTGATCTTGTCGTCATCGGCGACGTCACGACCATCACCGATCAGAACCGCCCGAGCGAGCTCCTCGTCGAGCATGAGACGCATCTCGGCCTTGAGCCACATCACCACGTCGAAGTCGGTGATGTCGATGATGTCGTCGCGGTCCAGCTTCTGCTTCTTGTAGACCGTGGTCGGAGTCGTCACGCGCTTCGAGACGCCGAAGAACTCCTCCTTCTTCAGGTTGCCCTTGATGTAGCCCTTCGCACGGGCCTCCTCGAAGGTGAGGTCGGCGACGAGGGACTTGATGCGCGAGAACGGGGAGTGCTTGGTGCCGTTGATGACGCCGGCGACCCACTCGACTCGACGTGCGTCGAACTCGGGCGTGTCGGTGACGGTACGAGCGTCCGGGAAGAGGATCTCGATGTTGTCGATGCCGTGCTTGACGGCGTAGTCCTCGACAGCCTCCTTGAGGGACCCGCCTCTGATGGCGTCAGCGACGATGCCCTTGACGTCCTCGTGCGAAAGGACGTGCTTCTCCTCCTTCTTCTTGCCCTCGCGCTCTTTCTCGAAGACGTTGCGAGTCATTCGCTGTCCTTCCTTCTCCTTGCCGTCATCATGGACGATTTCCGGCTTCTTGTTTTTGTCCTTGTCGTCGTCCGAGTGTGCTGCATCGGCAACGGACTTCTGTGCTCCTTCGAGCGCAGCGCCGATCATGTAATGGACGACTTCCTTCTGATCGTCGGTCATGGAGTCGTAGACATCCTGGACAGTCGGACCATCGGCAGCAGAGCCGGAGCTCGAGCTGTTCTGGTTTCCGTCAGTCGAAGACGAGCTTCCGTCAGCGTGCTCGATCTCGAGGCCGGTGTAGATGACCGCTTCGTCTTCCAGCGTGACCATCTCACCGTCACCGTGAGCGATGGTGACGTTGTCGATGAGGGCTCCGGGATTGGCTCCCGAAAGTACGAGGCTCAACTCACGAATGAAGCCGTGGAAAACCTGCTTTGACTTCTCCGTGAGCTGGTTCGCATAGATGGAAAGAGCGGTGATGTCGCCGTGCTTCACGAGTGTCAGGGCGTTCTTCGCCTGATCGGTCTCGTTGAAGAAACCTCGAGCGTAAACGCCGTCCTCACGGTGCTCCAGCGTTGCGTAACCGAGTACGTTGCTGGGCTCGTTGTGATTGTGCTGCCAGACCAGGGGAACACGCGTCTTGTCCTGATGCTTGAAGGCATCCGGCATGATCGTCCGGCCGTCGGTGCACTTGAGACCAGCTTTGGTGGCATAGCCGCTGAAGTCGGGCTTAGCCTCTACTCCCATTTTGACTTCCTTCCTTCAGTCTTGAATCTAGAGCAGGAACAAGATCTGACGATCCGTTGCCATTACCATTAGTTTGGAGTGCAGCTTCAGGATTACGTTGTGGCATGTTGCTGTTAACCAACTTATCGGCTTTCGGATCCTTATGAGGAGCCAAGCCAACCACTTGTCTGATCTCATTCGAAGTCATGATCTCATTACGAGTAAACTTGTCGGCAATTTCGGCAATGTTCTCGATCGGAACCAGCCGGAACGGATCCCGGAAGAACACCACATCTTGTTTTTGAGTTCTGGCCGTTTTGGTCAAGAAGGTACGTCTCATACCTTCCACGACAGCGGTCAGAACCGGCTCGATAGTGCGATTCCAGTAGTTCAGCATCGCCTTCTCGTCGGCCGTGCCGTTCATGACCTCTTCGGTTAGACCAAGTTGGCCGTACAGCATTGCCGTCAAGTACTCGACCTGGGCCATCAGATTGTTTTCGGCTGGACGATTCAGCTGAGTGATCTTCTCTGTCCCGTCCGTATAGGCAATTCCATACTGGCTTCCCTTTAGTTGGAACTCGATGTCGGCTCGACGTTGCTCTGCCTGCTGCCTACGAGCTTCAGATTTGATGACATATGGGAGCTGAATGATGAGATCGAGCTTCCCAGAAGCCGATTGCT